AATCTGGTTGTCGAACCGATCTTCGAGGAGCACATTCTGCCGCTGGCCAGTCCCGATCTGCTGGCCCGACAGCCGGTCCATGTGCCGTCGGACCTGCTCAAGCGCCCGCTGATCCAATCCACGGTCAACCTCGTCCAGTGGCCGGCCTGGTTTGCCAGCCGCAATCTGATCGGCATGCCGGAGCGTTTCGCCTTCCGCTTCGACCGGGCGTCGATGTCGCTTGAGGCGGCCGTGCAGGGGTTGGGCATCGCTCTGGAAAGTGACCGGCTGGCGTCGCAGCATTCTGAGGGCCGGATATCCTGTGCGACAAGGTTCAACACTAAAAGGTAATTCCGATGAGCGGACTTGTTAGAAATGCAGGAAAATCCTGTTCCGTTAATTCATGTGAACGGCCAGCGCATTGTAAAGGCATGTGCCAGATGCATTATCTGCGACTCTATAAAACCGGTTCCCTCGAAGCAAAATCACCGCTTGATAGATTGAGCAGCAAGTATATGGTTGATGATTCAACCGGATGCTGGAACTGGCTTGCATACATAAATCCAGACGGATATGGAATGTTTAAACACAAAGGGATGATGACCCTGGCACACAAAGCCAGTTATGAACTACTGGTCAAGAATGTTCCTGATGGTTTTGAACTTGATCACACCTGCCATAACCGAAAGTGTGTCAACCCAAAACACCTAAGAGTGGTAACGCATACAGTAAATATCTGGAATCGAATAAAGCCGGTGAGCTCGACTGGTGTGATTGGCGTCTCAATCAGGGAAAGCGGTAAGTACAGGGCAAGACTGACGAGAAATGGCGATATCATTTTTCGAAAGGAATTTGAGACATTATCCGAAGCAACGGCTGCGGTTGAGAAAGCACGATACGAATTTGAGGGAAAATAATGGACGTCATTGTTGATGGGGTTCCTTATGTCCGCGCCGATAGCTTTTCTCACAATAAAATCGGGATCGCGATAACTACACATAATAGGCCGCAGGTACTCGCAAATACGCTTGAGCAACATCGTAAACATTTACCTGCCGGTGCAGTTGTATTCGTCATTGATGACGGTTCAAACCCTCCAGCAAAAGTGCCGGAGTGGTGCAATTTAATCCGGCACGATAAGCCATGTGGAATTGTCGTATCGAAAAATGCCAGCCTTGAATGCCTTATGGACTCAGGATGCGAACATTTATTTTTGTGGGATGACGATGCGTATGCCATAGCCGATAACTGGCATCTTCCCTACATCGAATCACCTGAGCCTCATCTGGCTTACCAGTTCCTCGATCTGGCTGGTCCCCGAAAGATAAACGATATGACCGTTCTGTACCGGGATGATAAGCACATTGCTTACACCGGGCAGCGTGGCGTGATGCTGTACTACCACCGCAGCGCCATCGAGAAGGTGGGCGGATTCGATCCGGTTTATGGTCGCGGCATGTACGAACACAGCGACCTTGCCCTGCGGATTCATAACGCCGGAATGACTACGTGGGCTTACGCTGATGTCGTCGGTTCAGAAAAGCTGATTCATTCTCTTGATGAACATGAGGCCGTAGAGCGTTCGGTACCAAAACCAGACCGGATGGCGCTGGTGGAACGTAACGTTAAAATCCACAACGAACGGCGCGATACCGGGTTTACCGGTTATGTGGAGTACCGGCGGCAACGGGATGTGGTAATCACTACGTTACTGACCAGTCAGCCTGACCCGCAGCGCGGTATGAAAATGAACGCCTCTCCTGACATGCTGGCTAAATGGGCCTCATCGCTTCGGAATTGTGGCCGTATCGCGCTGGTGGATGAACTTCAGGCAGCCCCTCCTGACGGTGAGCTTTACCACGTTCCTGACGTGAAGATGAATGTCTACTTCCGGCGCTGGCTGCACGTCTGGCAGCACCTGCGAGATCATCCTGAATACCGTTTCGTCTGGTGTACCGATGGGACCGATGTCGAAATGCTTCGCGCGCCGTGGGAAGAAATGGAACCCGGGAAGGTGTATGTCGGTTCAGAACCGAAGACATACGCCGATACCTGGGCAAAGCAGAATCATCCGGAGCGCATCTATCAGGAGTTTATTGAAGAACACCGCAACGATGTGATGCTTAACGCTGGGCTGCTGGGCGGCACCCGCGCTGATGTAATGGCGTTCGCTCACGGCATCATCCGTCTTTACTACCGGATCGAGAGTTATCGTTTCTGGAAGAAAGAACAGGCTGGCGCCGCGGTGGGGGATATGATCGCTTTTGGCATTGTTGCTAAATCTTTTGGCAATCGTATTGTCACCGGACCGCGCATCCATACAGTGTTTAAGTCAGAAGGAATCGGTAAAGAGTACGCATGGTTCAAACATAAGTAAGAGAGGAAATTATGGTAAGCAAAACACTAGTTAAGAGTAAAAGCGGCAACAAATCTAGTTGCCGCAGCCAAGAATTTTTCAGAGTGCCTACAGGTAAGATATTTATATCTTCTGCAAGTATTGAAAAATTAGTTTGTTTTTACGGAGTCAAGAATCTTCAGTAAAGCTTCTTTTGCATGAGTGTGAGCCTCAACCATCGATGGGTCACTAACAGAAGTTGATTTAATAAAGTTTGCAATAACTTCTTTGTTGTTTGAGCCAACAACAAATGCGCTGAATGTCTGAGCAAGCAGTTCTGTCAGCGCGTAATTTTTGCGTAAAACGTCATCAATCCGTTCAAACTGTTCTGAAACGCTATATCCACTCATTTCCTTTCCTTCGTCAGAGGTAATCAGCCATCACTCTGCACATGTGTGCGCCAGTGTCCCACCACTGACGGGCTGAGTGCTTACCTTAACCAGGGTTAAAGCGAAGTAACACCCTGATATTCAGACAGTAGCCGCCATCGTGCGGCTTTTTTATTGGAGATTTGCTGGTGGCTGAAAACATAAAGTTTGTGGTGGTCGGTCATCACGCCAGACGGCAGCAGGCTGAGGCGTTGGCCTCGGCTATAGGCGCACATTTGCTGATTGATGACGGTAACCACGGCGCGAACTGGAATCACCGACGCGCGCTTGAGTGGGCAGCAGAGCAAACATGCAGGGTGGTAGTGTTGGAAGACGACGCACTGCCGGTACATGGATTCACCGAAAAGGTAACTGACTGGTTGGCTCGCTTCCCTGACGACATGCTGAGCTTTTATCTCGGTACCGGCCGACCGCCGCAGTATCAGAAAGAGATTGCCGGAATGCTGGTGGATGCGGATCGCGTCTGTGGTGACCACATCGTATTAAGCAAGCTGATTCACGGCGTATGTTATAGCCCTCCTCGGGGAAGTTTGGCGCGCATGCTCAGCACATGGAACAAAACGCTTGCAGCTGATTACGCCGTCGGTGAGGCCATCGGTGGCCGGGTGATTTATCCGTGTTACTCGCTGGTGGATCACGCTGACCTCCAGACGGTTGAACGTCACCCTGACAACGAGCCGAGGACAGAACGCCGCCGCGCATGGAGGCTGGCATAAGCTGTTGTTTATTCCATCCTTCCTCACTTTGAGCACCGTTACGCATGGAGACTGTCATGAACAAAGAGCCCCGCGTATATGGCAGCCGATGGGATAAGGCCCGTCTGCGTTTCCTGCAGCAGCACCCACTATGTGTGATGTGCGAGCAGCAGGGGCGGATTACCCCAGCAACGGTGGTTGACCATATCGAGCCCCACAAACTCAAAGATGCGCTTAAGTCAGGTAACCCGCTGGCCATATCGAAAGCACAGCACCTGTTCTGGAGTAAAGAGAACTGGCAGCCACTGTGCAAAGCGCATCATGACTCAACGAAACAGAGAATGGAGAAGAGCGGCACGGTAATAGGCTGTGATGCCAACGGGTACCCGCTCGATCCTGCGTCTCACTGGAGCACGTAATGAAAGACCTCGGCATTGAATACCGAGATGGAAAATTCGTTCGTCTGGTGATTGATGGCGTGGAGATGAAGGACGTGACATCCATTCAGTTCTCGCACTCTGTAGGGCAGGAGGTGCCGACGGTGACCGTCTCAGGGAATGTTGTCTCCGGGCGTGGGGAAGGCACTCAGAAACTCGAACAGGTAGACAAACATTCGGCATAGCGCGGCGGCGGCAAGTCGATTACCTATCATGTGAAATCATTTCAAATGCAACGATATCAATTGAGAATGAATCGCATCAGGGTAGGGGGGGGGATCAAATCTTCAAAACCTTTGCCCCAAATGACCGCCGCCAAAGTTTGATTTTAACGCTAACCCGATTTTTTTAGTTTTAAGGTGTTGACATATGGCAGATAAACGAACCCGTTCCGACAGTTCGGCAGCAGCGGTTCAGGCCATGAAAAATGCAGCAGTGGACACCATCGATCCTCCGTCCCATGCAGGTTTGGAAAAAAAAGCCGAACCATTCTGGCATGACAATATCAGATCGAAAGCTCTGGACAGCTGGACGCCAGCCGACCTTCTGGCCGCCGTAGAACTGGCAAATAACCAGCTCTATCTCACCGTTTTACGCAGAGATTTGCGTAAAGAAGAACGCGCGCGCGGTGAAGCGAGAAATGAGGCACTGATTAAAAATCTCCGCAAACAAATTCCTGATTTGCAGCGAACTATCCTGGCTCAGCGCCGTGACCTGCAGATCCATTCCCACGCAACCAACGGTGAAAGCCGCGACCAGAAGAAACGCAATCAGAATGATCGTGATGCACGAAACACGAAAAACGAGCATCAGGGCCAGGACGACAACCTGATCGCCTTTCCCAAGCACGGATAAAAGACTATGACGCGAGGTGAGCGTGTAATAGCGTTCATCGAGCGCTATTGCATCGTGCCGGAAGGCAAGCTTATCGGTCAGCCAATGAGGCTAGACCCCTTTCAGAAAGAATTCATCCTGGCGGTTTACGACAATACAGCCGGAACGGATATGGCGATCCTCAGCATCGCACGAAAAAACGGTAAAACAGGCTTAATCGCTGGAATCCTGCTGGCTCACCTGGTGGGGCCTGAAGCGGTCCAGAACACGCAGATTGTCAGCGGTGCACTTAGCCGGGAACAGGCTGCCATCGTTTTTAACCTCGCGGTGAAGATGGTCAACCTGAACCCTAAGTTGCAGGAGATTGTGCACATTACGCCGAGCGGTAAAAAGCTGATCGGCCTGCCGTGTAACGTCGAATACAAGGCTTTATCCGCAGAAGGCAAGACGACGCACGGCCTTTCCCCCATTCTGGCCATTCTCGATGAAACCGGGCAGGTCAGGGGGCCGCAGGATGATTTTATCGATGCAATAACTACCGCGCAGGGGGCGCATGAGAACCCGCTGCTGGTTGTTATCAGTACGCAGGCAGCAAACGATGCTGACCTGCTGAGCATCTGGATTGATGATGCGGTCAAATCGAAAGATCCGCACATCGTGTGCCATGTTTATGAAGCGCCAAAGGACGCTGATATCAGTAAACGCGAGTCCTGGCTGGCTGCGAACCCGGCACTGGGAACATTCAGGTCAGAAAAAGACATGGCGCGCCAGGCCGAGAAAGCAAGCCGAATGCCAAGCTTCGAAAACACCTTCCGAAATCTCAACCTCAATCAGCGCGTTTCTACCGTATCGCCGTTTATCTCCCGTAGCGTGTGGGAGCTTTGCGGAGAGATGCCGATTAACACCCCGAGGAAGTGGTACGCGGGGCTGGATCTGTCAGCCAGGAACGACTTAACGGCGCTGGTTATCGCTGGCGAAGCAGATGATGGTGTCTGGGATGTTTTCCCCTTCTTCTGGACACCGCAAAAGACTCTTGAAGAGCGAACCAAAACGGACCGCGCACCCTATGACGTTTGGGTGAGAGAGGGGCTGCTGCGCACCACGCCAGGCGCTTCGGTGGATTACTCATTCGTCGTTGCGGATATCGCAGAAATTATCGGTGATTTCGACCTTACCTCGATGGCTTTTGACCGCTGGCGCATTGACCAGTTCAGGAAGGATGCCGATGCCATTGGGCTGAGCCTCCCGCTGGTCGAGTTCGGCCAGGGCTTTAAGGATATGGGGCCAGCTGTAGACACGCTGGAGTCTCTGATGCTTAACGGGCGCGTGAGGCATGGCATGCACCCCGTATTAACGATGTGTGCTGTGAATGCGGTGGTGGTGAAAGATGCTGCTGGCAACCGCAAGCTCGATAAGTCCAAAGCAACAGGCCGTATTGATGGCATGGTCGCAATGACAATGTCCGTTGGTGCTGCTAATGGGGAAGTTACCGAACAGGGTGGTGACTTCGATGACTTCATTTTCCGACCGCTGAGCATGTGATGGAAGAACCTAAATACACGATTGACCTGCGAACCAATAACGGCTGGTGGGCAAGGCTGCAGTCCTGGTTTGTCGGCGGGCGTTTAGTCACCCCAAATCAGGGCTCACAGACGGGGCCTGTTTCGGCCCACGGACACCTGGGCGATTCATCCATTAACGATGAACGGATACTGCAAATTTCGACGGTTTGGCGCTGCGTGAGCCTGATTTCAACGCTCACGGCATGCTTACCGCTTGATGTCTTCGAAACCGACCAGAATGACAACCGCAAAAAAGTGGGTTTGAGCAATCCGCTGGCGCGACTGCTGCGCTACTCACCGAATCAGTACATGACCGCCCAGGAATTCAGGGAGGCCATGACGATGCAGCTCTGTTTCTACGGTAACGCGTATGCACTGGTGGACCGCAACAGCGCGGGTGACGTGATCAGCCTTCTCCCGCTTCAGTCTGCCAATATGGATGTGAAACTCGTTGGGAAAAAAGTGGTTTATCGCTATCAACGCGACAGCGAATACGCCGACTTTTCGCAGAGAGAGATTTTTCACCTTAAAGGCTTCGGATTCACCGGGCTGGTCGGCCTGTCACCCATTGCTTTTGCCTGTAAATCGGCAGGTGTGGCAGTTGCGATGGAGGACCAGCAGCGAGATTTCTTTGCCAACGGCGCCAAGTCTCCGCAAATCCTCTCAACCGGCGAAAAAGTGCTAACTGAACAGCAGCGCTCGCAGGTCGAAGAGAACTTCAAAGAGATCGCCGGCGGTCCGGTTAAAAAACGCCTCTGGATTCTGGAAGCGGGCTTTTCCACATCGGCAATTGGCGTAACGCCGCAGGATGCCGAAATGATGGCGTCCCGAAAATTTCAGGTAAGTGAACTGGCGCGATTCTTTGGCGTACCGCCTCACCTTGTCGGCGACGTCGAGAAATCAACAAGCTGGGGATCGGGCATCGAGCAGCAGAATCTCGGCTTCCTGCAGTACACCCTGCAGCCCTATATCTCCCGGTGGGAAAACAGCATTCAGCGGTGGCTTATTCCTGCTAAGGATGTTGGCCGCATTCATGCTGAGCACAACCTCGACGGCCTGCTGAGGGGCGATTCGGCATCCCGCGCTGCCTTTATGAAGGCAATGGGAGAGGCAGGGCTACGCACCATCAACGAGATGCGACGAACGGACAACCTCCCGCCATTGCCGGGTGGCGATGTGGCAATGCGCCAGTCGCAATACGTGCCGATCACCGATTTAGGAACCAACAAAGAGCCCCGTAATCACGGGGCTTAATTTTTATGGGGGCCGTAATGCCTGAGATCGTAAAAACGCTGTCCTTCGACGAGACAGAAATCAAATTCACCGGTGACGGTAAACAGGGGATTTTTGAAGGCTACGCCTCTGTTTTTAATAACACCGATTCCGATGGCGACATCATTCTGCCCGGGGCGTTTAAAAACGCACTGGCGAACCAGACCCGCAAAGTGGCGATGTTTTTCAACCACAAGACGTGGGAGCTGCCGGTTGGTAAATGGGACAGCCTGGCCGAAGACGAAAAAGGCCTGTATGTGCGCGGTCAACTTACCCCAGGGCACAGCGGCGCCGCCGACCTGAAAGCGGCAATGCAGCACGGTACGGTTGAAGGTATGTCGGTTGGCTTTTCCGTTGCGAAAGACGATTACACCATCATTCCAACAGGCCGCATTTTTAAGAATATCCAGGCTCTGCGTGAAATTAGCGTCTGCACTTTCCCCGCCAACGAACAGGCTGGCATCGCAGCCATGAAGAGTGTCGACGGCATTGAAACAATTCGTGATGTGGAGAACTGGCTGAGGGATTCAGTCGGGCTCACCAAATCACAGGCAGTTGGGCTAATAGCCCGGTTTAAGTCAGCGATTCGGAGCGAGTCCGAGGGCGACGGAAACGAAGCACAAATCAACGCTCTGCTTCAGAGCATTAAATCTTTCCCTTCTAATTTAGGTAATTAATTATGTCTGAACTCGCTCTCATTCAAAAAGCTATTGAAGAATCCCAGCAGAAAATGTCCCAGCTTTTCGATGCACAGAAAGCAGAAATCGAAAGCACGGGTAAGGTATCCAAACAGCTGCAGGCCGACCTGGTGAAGGTACAGGAAGAACTGACCAAATCCGGTACCCGCCTCTTCGATCTTGAACAGAAACTGGCATCCGGCGCTGAGAATCCGGGTGAGAAGAAATCCTTCTCTGAACGAGCTGCTGAAGAGCTCATTAAGTCATGGGACGGTAAACAGGGCACCTTCGATGCGAAGACGTTCAATAAGTCGCTCGGCAGTGACGCTGATTCTGCTGGCGCACTGATCCAGCCTATGCAGATCCCGGGAATTATCATGCCGGGCCTGCGCCGTCTGACCATCCGTGACCTGCTGGCTCAGGGCCGCATTTCCAGTAACGCTCTGGAATATGTGCGTGAAGAGGTGTTTACCAATAACGCCGATGTGGTGGCTGAGAAAGCGCTTAAGCCAGAATCTGATATCACATTCAGCAAGCAGACCGCGAACGTGAAGACTATCGCGCACTGGGTGCAGGCATCACGTCAGGTGATGGACGATGCGCCAATGCTGCAGTCATACGTCAACGGCCGCCTGATGTATGGCCTGGCGCTGAAGGAAGAAGGCCAACTGCTGAACGGCGACGGTACCGGGGATAACCTGGAAGGTCTGAACAAAGTGGCAACCGCCTACGACACCTCGCTGAATGCCACCGGCGACACCCGTGCTGACATTATCGCTCACGCCATTTATCAGGTGACCGAATCTGAGTTTAGCGCTTCCGGTATCGTCCTGAACCCGCGCGACTGGCACAACATTGCGCTGCTGAAAGACAATGAAGGCCGTTATATTTTCGGCGGCCCTCAAGCGTTTACCAGCAACATCATGTGGGGGCTGCCAGTAGTTCCGACTAAGGCACAGGCCGCCGGTACCTTTACGGTGGGCGGTTTCGATATGGCCTCTCAGGTGTGGGATCGCATGGATGCCACCGTGGAAGTCAGCCGTGAAGACCGCGATAACTTCGTGAAAAACATGCTGACCATCCTGTGTGAAGAGCGCCTGGCGCTGGCGCACTATCGCCCGACGGCAATCATCAAGGGCAGTTTCTCTTCTGGCTCATGATGGAGGGGGCGGGGTAACCCGCCCTTTTAACGTATGGCGATAGATGTTCTCGATGTAATTGGCCTCCGCCTGTTCAAACAGCAGATTGAGTTTGAGGAAGACGACAGGGACGAGTTGATCACCCTGTACGCGCAGGCGGCTTTTGACTACTGCATACGCTGGTGCGATGAACCGGCATGGAAAGTTGCAGCTGATATTCCTGCAGCCGTTAAGGGCGCCGTTCTCCTTGTCTTTGCGGACATGTTTGAACACCGCACCGCGCAAAGCGAAGTTCAGCTATATGAGAACGCTGCCGCCGAACGCATGATGTTCATCCATCGCAACTGGCGCGGTAAATCTGAACCTGAGGAGGGCTCCTGATGGAACCTGGACGATTCAGGCACAGGGTAAAAATTCTCACCTTCACGACTTCGCGCGATCCATCTGGTCAGCCGGTTGAATCGTGGACTGGTGGCAACCCGGTCCCGGCTGAGGTAAAGGGGATCAGCGGCAGAGAGCAGCTTTCAGGCGGCGCGGAAACGGCGCAGGCAACCATTCGCGTCTGGATGCGCTTCAGGTCAGAGCTGAATGCCTCTTCTCGTCTGG